GTGGTGGCCAAGAGCTTCAACCTGAACCTGAGCGCTCCCAGCGTCACTGACGCCCTCATCCGCCGTCTGGCAGGGTTCAACCTCTTCGAGACCGGGATCATCCCGTCCGATCACACGGAGAAGCTCGTCGGCTTCGCCGCCCACCCGAGTGCCGTGGCCGTCGCCATGCGCTACCTCCAGCCGGTTGCCGAGTACCAGCAGGCCGGTGCCGTCACCGACCCTCAGACGGGTATGACCTTCGGCTACCTGCGCTTCACCGACACGCGGGCCAACAAGGTCTTCGTCACCATCGAATGCCTCTACGGGTTCGCCGTGGGCAAGTCCGACGCCCTCAAGCGTGTCGTCAAACCCTGATCCAAGCCATGACTCCTGTCGGACGCGACCGCATCCGCATGCAGTATGTCAGTGCCACCTCCGACAAGGCAGGCTCCGTCCTGCTCTTCCGGGCTGCCTCAAGGTTCACCACTGTGACCGCCGCCAGCGCTGCCAACCAGACCGTGATCAGCGCGCCTCCCTACATCGGGGCTGCCGCCAACGACGTGCTGGTTCTCTTCTCCTTGGCCACCGGGAACGGGGTGCGCGGCGTGGTGGCATCGGTCAACTCGGTGGCAGGCACGATCACGCTGACGGCAAACCTCGGCGTTGCGCTGGCACCGGGTGACACGGTCCACCTCATGGTCTCGTCCGCCCAGATCCCGGTGGGGGCGGCCACGAAGGATGTGAATGCACCCACCGTGTTCGTGGTCAACGACGGTCCGGGACTGGTCGAACTCGACGGCACCGCTGCGTGCCGCATCAATCTCGTCGCCGGTGAGTATTCCTGACAGCGGTGGCAGGAATGCCCGGTGACGTCCGAGCCCCCTTCCGGTGCATCCGGGAGGGGGCTTCTCATTTTGACAGGATGCCCCGGGCATGAGTCTCGAATCGGATATGCTCGCGGACCTTGCGGAACTGCTGAGCGAGCACGGTGTCCCGGCCCGCTGGCAGAACACGGATCTCATCGTGCTTGCCAGCCGCAACAGCGCGGGCAGCGAAATTGCCATCGGTGGCTACGTCGAATCCCCGGACCTCAGTATCCGCGTCCCCAAAGCGGCATTCACGGGTCCGGTGCCTGCATTCGGTCAGCGCATCGAAGTCGGCGGTGAATCCTACCGGATTGCCAAGGTGGGCGGGCATCCTCGCTCGCCGCTCCTCACGCTCGTCCTCACCTCCACGGACGAATGAGGTTCAAGGCGAGGCTCAAGGGCGATGGGGAGGTCATCCGCCTGCTGGCAAGGTTCCCGCAGCGCATCGGCAGGACCATGGCGTCTCTCGTGAAGCAGGAGGCGCGTGGACTGGCCGTCGAACTTGCCCGCACCACGAGGCCGTTCGGATTCTCGGAAGCCGCCCGCAAGGTCGGGGAAGGGGCTGTGGCAAAGGACATCGGTAAGGTGTTCGCCACTCCCGACGAGGCATTCACAGAAACCGGCAAGGCGGATCCGGAAGCCGCCGACAGGTTCTGGGCGCACGTTCAGAACCGGAGGTTTGCGCGGGCTCGGAAGGCGCTCGCTGCCTCTGCTTCACCATGGGCAGCGGTGCCGGTGGGGCGGCTGGATCCGGCGCACCACAGTGCCAGCCGGAAAGGAGGGAAGGTGAAGCGGACCCGCCCGGCTCAGGTGGTCACGAGCCGGAAGTCGCTCGAAGCCTACATTGCCCGGGTGCAGCGTCGGGTTGGCTTTGCCAAGGGCGTCTGGATCAACGCAGCGAAGGCCATCGGGGGCAGGGTGCGCGGTGCGGCGAAGTGGGCGATGCGCCACCGTCAGGCACCGGGAACGGCAAAGGTGCGGACAGGCGACCGTCCATCGGTCACACTCGTGAGCCGCCTCGACTACATGGACGGCGTGACAACGGAATCCGGTATCAAGCGCTCGCTCGCGGCAGCCGCAGCCCGACTCCGGATGGCGCTGGCAACTTCGCTCAGGGTTGTTCAGCAGCGGACTCAGCGGAGCCTTCAGCAGCGGGCGGGTTGAATCCATGTGTCTCCCTGTGCACGCGCAGATAGGGGATCATCTCAGGTGCTGGCCGACGTCGCAGCCCAAGATTTGCAATGCCGAGGACGGCGCGCTCGTCAGGCTCAAGCTTACTGGAAACGAGCATTTCGCCATCATCGCTGAATGAGATCAGGCCGCTGTCGAACAGAGCATCGACAGTTGCGACAAGGGGAATGCCATTGTGAGGATCCAGCCGCTCTGGGTTGGAGCAGCTTCTCCAGGGTTTGATGTGGGATGCACGGATCGCGACCGTCGTGGTTGAGCCGGTTACAGCGCAGCGGTGACCCCAATCCCGGAGAACTGATTTGCGGAAATCTCCCTGTCCCACCCGTGCCAGAATCAGCGCCTGCCGATCAGTCGATTCCGGTAGTTTCCGGCTGAACAACCCTTTGAGATCCTCAGGGAGTGTACTGAGCGACGTCGTGCTCTTCATGAGAGTCTCGACGGGTACATCCCCGGAGATCTCCGCGTAGATGCGTCTGCCGTCGGAATGGATTGCGCCTAGCTGAAGCAGGAATTTCCGGTCGAATGATTTGATCTCTCGGGGTCCGTCAACTCGGCTGGTTCGTGAAACGCACACCACGCCAAATCCGTGTGTCCCATTCCTGATCTTCTGAATGTGATCTTCCCGTTCCTTCTTTCCCGGCCCCTTGGAAAGCCATGCAGTGTCCAGAATCAGGACCCGCTTCGATCCGCCCAAGTCCTCGATCTCGTCCTTCCACACCCGCAGATAAATGTGGTCTTCCACTGGGTCGTAAGCACCCCATGACCAGCGGGAGTTCGCGAGGTTGGCTCCGAGCGCTTCGCTGTAGAAGCTCGTGATCGGCAGGGTTTCGAGTGGGACGGAAAGCATGGTGTCGTAACGAATGGGGACTCCCTGTCGGATTTACACTGCCAGATCAATGCAAATCAGCCGCCCGATGGCGGGCGGGTTGACGGTCATGGCAGGCCCATGTCCCAGCTCATAGAAGACGCCCTAGCCACCCGCCTTGCTCAGTGGATCGTGTCCAACCGTCCGCCCGAATTGCCTGTCGGGGTGCCCGTCCACATCGCCAGCCGCGACGAGATGCGCACCCGTCCATGCATCGTGCTGGAAACATCCGACGCGAAGCTCGTACCGGCATTGCCGTTCACCGCCCGCATCAACCTTGCCGTCCACCTCTTCACACAGACGGATGACACGCCGGTGACAGATCATGGCGCATGGGCGGCCGCTCTCGAATCCATGCTGCGGGAAACCGGGCAGATGCGTGAGGATCTCGATTCCCCGACCTTTATCCTTCACGACCTCATCGCCCGGGAAACTTCCACCGTTCCCGACGAAACCCGAGGGCGGGAAACAGTGCTCTCCTTTGAAGCCGTGGTCACAGCCGGTTGACACCCTCGCCGAGGCAAATGCCAGCATCACTCCTCGGAACCACGGGCAACTTCGGCATCCCGAACGATCAGTCCGGCCTGCTCATCACTGACCATTCCTTCGACTTCTCCAGCCAGGAGAAGCAGGTCCTCGACAAGGCCGGCGACGTGATCGGGCTCTCCCTCTACCAGGAAAAGGTGGAGGTGAAGCTCTCAGGTCTCGTTAGCAAGACGTCTCCATTCGCCGGGAAGATCAGCGCCGCGCTTGTGCTGGCCAACGCCATCCCGGCGCACCTCCAGAAGTCCACCGGCGGCACCACCGTGCTCATGCAGATCAGCCGCTCGATGAACAACGAGGACTTCGAGAAGATCGACCTCACTGCCACCCACTATCCCTACCTGACCGTGACTGGTCCCTGATTTCCAGAGATGAACGCCGTATCCCACCTTTCCTCCACCTCCACGGGCAACACCCTGCTCGCCGCCGCACTGACTGCCATCGGCATTCCACTCGCGCAGAAACCGTTTGTCAGGGTTGTCGGCGACGGGGTGAACGGTGAACGCATGATCTGGTTCTTCGAGCCGCGAAGTCACGACGGCAGCCACCTGACAAAGGACCTCATCGAGGCATGGCACAACGAAGGGTGGCACCTCGCCAATCCGGAGCATCCGTTCGCTTATATCAAGTGCGCCCTCCTCAACCGCGAGTGCCTCGTCGACAAAGTGAAGCAGGACGCCCCCCTCGCCTGCATCCAGCGCCGCGGCAAGATCGCCCTCATTCCGCTCGATGCCTCGCCGCGAACCGAAGAGTTCATCCTTCGCCACCTCTGACATGAAAGACACGGAACGCCAGAACCTCCTCTCCGCCGCATTTCACGAGGTGGAAACCATCGTCGGCGGACACGTGATGCGTCCGCTTTCGCTCGCGAGCTACGACGTGCTCCTGCGCACCGGCAATCCGCTCGTCAGGGGAGAGTCGCCGGCGGAAGGCACGCCGGAGTTCACGGGTGCACTCATGGGTTTCGTCTACACCCATTGCGCCCCTTGGCCTGAGGTCGTCCGCGCCTCGTTCAGCGACCAGGCATTCCGGGAAGCCGCACTCATCTTCTGCGGCGGGCTAACACCCTCCGATTTCCAGACGGCGTTCCGGAGGATGGAGGAACAGAGCCGGGAGCTTGAGGCGGCACAGGTCGAGCCTGTGTCGGGGCGTCCGGGAAAGATGCCGGTCCCTGCGACGAGCCGGGATACCTAGCCGCTCAAGTGTTCGCCATGGCTGCTGAAACCGGCTGGCCCGAGGAGAGGATCCTGTTCATGCCGCTGGCGAGGCTGGCGCAGTACCAGCACTGTTTGCTGAGGAGAAATGGGATTCGGGCGTCGTGGTGCTCCATCAGTAGATCGGCACAAGATCCGGTCCGAAGCCTATCCGAGCTGCGGGCAGTCTGGATGAGAGCGCGTTGACTCGGAACCTCATCGCATGAGCGCCCTGACAGTCACCCTCGGAGCCGACATCACTGCACTGAAGCGCGGCATGGCGGCGGCGGCTCAACTGGTGGCAGCCTCGGCCCGCAGGATGAGCGCCATCGGAGCCAGCGGTCTGGCAGGCATCGGAAGGGGAGGAGCCGCGGCCCTGGAGGGCGGCTTCCGTGTGGCTGGCATGGCCATGAAGGCATCCATCGCCTCAGCTCTCGCGGGAGGTGCTGCCGCCGCGGGTGCCGGGATCAAGGCGGTCACTGCCGCCGCCGACTTCGAGCAGACGAAGGTGGCCTTCACCACGCTCATCGGGGACGCGGCAAAGGCAGAAGCCACGCTCGCGAAGCTCCGCGAACTGGGAGCGCAGACGCCATTCGAGTTTCCGGAACTAGCCGATGCCGGGCGCAAGCTGATCGCCTTCGGTGAGTCCGCCGACACCGTGCCGGAGACCCTCCGGAGGATCGGCGACGTGTCTGCCGGTGTGCAGGCTCCGGTGGGCGAGATTGCCGAACTCTATGGCAAGGCCCGAGTGCAGGGACGCCTCTTCGCCGAGGACATCAACCAGCTCACCGGACGGGGCATCCCGATCATTCAGCAGCTTGCCCGGCAGTTCGGGGTGTCGGATTCCCAGGTGAAGAAGCTCGTCGAATCGGGTCAGGTCGGCTTCCCGCAGATCGAGCAGGCGTTCATTGCGATGACCTCGCAGGGCGGGCAGTTCGCCGGCATGATGGAGGCGCAGAGCCGGACCACGACCGGCATGTTCTCGACGCTCAAGGATACGGTGAACGAAGTGTTCCTAGCACTCGGTCAGCCGATCAACGACGCCCTCAGGCC